AAATGGATTTGCTTCAAGGTATTCAAAATAAGCAACAGTTGTCGAAAATCCATTGATTCCGTTAAAAGTAGCGTGTGAGTAAGGTGTAGCAATGATCTTATTTAATGCTCCTTCAATATCATTGTTTCTGATCGTTCTATCTGCACTACCAATACAAAGCATATTTCCTGACAAAACATTAGGCATAGCATAATCATAAAGTTCGGTGTTACCACCTTCATACTTCTTATAGCAATAATTCTGTATGCTTTTGATTTTTTTACCATCATGCTTAACAACATAAATTGAATTAGGAAAATTAATCTTGTATGTTGTTGTGTTGAATGTTACATACTGTATGTGTTCTTCTTGCTTGATTACTGTATATCCTGGACCCATTCCAATAATATTTTGAGACAATAAGTTAACTTTTCTACTGAAAATGGTTTGAGATGCACATTGATTGATCAGCATCATTACTTCATCAATCGAAAGTTTTTTAAAGATAATTTTCTTGTTTCTCTTGATACATAATTCAACATCAGGATGAACATTTGAAAATCTCATAATCACTTCTTTCATTACATGATTACCTCCTCATTCGATTTCAAAGAAGAAATAAGTTCTTCAATTAAATTTCCTATATTCATACGTTTAGACGGGATTTC